GCTACTGGGGTGACGGGTGTGTGCAGCACGGCCGCGCACTGGTGAAGGCGCAGCAAGGCCCCAACGTTGGGGAGCTCGTGTGTCCGGACTGCGGCTGGAAGCGGCCCGAGAAGGTGAAGCCGGGACCCAAGGGAGACGCTGAGTCACAGCAGAATGTACTCAGGAAGATCGCCCAGAAGCGCGCGCTCACGTCGGCGGCGCTGCACGTGGCGGCGCTGAGCGATGTCTTTGGTAGTGACGAAGATGCCCCAGAGGGTGGCAGCAGTAGCCCGCCATCGACGGCGAGCAAGCGTCAGGGACCGGCGGCCGGTGGCGACGCCGGCTACATCGAGGCGCGGCGCAAGGCGATCACGGACATGTTGATCCAGATCGTTGGAGCGGACGACCCCGCGGCAGTGAGCGCCGAGCTGCTGCGCATCACAGCGAACGACCGATTCAGCGGCTGGAAGAGCGTGGATCGGATCCGCTCACGGAAGGCGGTGGACATCACCTTCAAAGCCGTCGAGCGCGCGCTGCAGGAGCTCGACCTTGACCAGGGCGACCCCAACGCCGAGCCTCCACCCGTGACGGACGATGACATCCCCTTCTGACGCGCGCACGGCGACGCTTACCAGTGACGGAGGCAGCCCGGCCGCCGGAAACCGAGGCGCTGATCGGCCCGAGGACGCACGCGGAGCATCGGCCGGGGTACAGGGGCACCCCCGTTCCGGAGGCGCAGGACGCAGTGAGCCGGCGCCAAGCGGGCGGAATTCCAGAGGGCGCGCTGCACGACCTCGAGGTAGCGCCGTGAGCGACCGGCCGCGCCTTCCGGCACCCCCCCGCCCCCTTTGGGTCCTTCCGCAGGTTTGGACGGAACGGGTACGCGCGGCGCAAACAAGGGCTAATTTTTTAGCAGTCGTAAGGGCTTATGGCTAAAGGCGATCTAGGTCCTCTGATCGGCCGCAAGGAACTCGCGGCAGCGATGGACGTGCACCCTATGACCGTCACGAAGTGGACGGGGGCGGGCTGCCCAGTTGCCGAACCCGGTCGCCCGGGCGTCTCGCACAAGTACCGCGAGTCGGAGGTTCGTGCGTGGTTGAAGATGCGCGAGGAATCCGCCGAGCGCGGCGGCGCCATCGACCTGACCCACGCGCGTGCTGAGCGCGAGCACTGGCAGGCGAAGCTCAACGAGCAGAAGTACAGGCAGCTGCTTCGCGAGCTCCTGCCGGCCGATGAGGTTGAAGCTGCCTGGCGCGCGGAGGTGGCCGCCATCAGAGCGCAACTGCTGGCGATCCCCATCACGGTCGCAGACCGGATCCACCGCGCCGCCGTGCTGGAGGGCGTCAACGGCGTGGAACGGGTCCTCGACGAGGTGATCCGCAAAGCACTCGCCGAGCTCGCCGATCCCGAACGTGACGACATGCCGAGGCGCCGCCCGCGCAAGAAGCCGGCGAAGAAGACGAAGCAGAAGCGCGCGCGCAAAAAGATCGCGAAGAAGGCGGGGGCGTCACGCAAGGTCCGTAAGAAGGGCAAGCGCAAGACCCGCCGCAGGAAATGAACGCCGTTGCCCCAGCAGCCGATGCCATCGAGCAAGCACCAGCGTCGACTGCGATCCGCGAGCTGCTCCTGTCGGTGCGGGCTGGGTTGGCGCCGCCGCCGAAGCTGACGGTCTCGGAGTTCGCCGACACGGAGCTTGTCGTCACCACTGGCCCACTCTCCGGCACGCACTGGCAAACGTCGTTCGCCCCGTACCAGAGATCGATCATGGACGCCTTCCACGAGCCCGGCGTTGAGATCGTCGTTGTGATGGGATCCAGCCAGTGGGGCAAGACCGCGTGCCTGGTGAACATCGTGGCCTACCACATCGCGCACGATCCCTGCCAGATCTTGGTGGTCGAGCCTACCGAGAAGCCGATGGCCGAGGACTTCTCGCGGAACCGGCTGCAGACAGTCATCGAGGCTTCGCCCATACTGGCGGATGCGATCGGGCGTGGTGCGAAACGCAGGGGCCGGACCGCGACCAACACACTCCTGCAGAAGACATTCCGCGGCGGTGCCATCTCGATCGCGGGCGCTAATTCGGCCGCCTCTCTGGCTGCCCGTCCGACGCGTTTTCTCGGGCTCGACGAGATCGACCGCTTCCCGGCGGAGCTTCCCGGCGAGGGAAACACGATCTCAGTGGCGCTGAAACGGACGACATCCTACGGGCGCCGGCGGCGGGTATGGATGAGCTCCTCACCGACCCTGGTTGACGCGCCGATCCACTCCTGGTGGCAACGTGGAGACAAACGGTGTTTCCACGTGCCGTGCCCGGCGTGCGGCACCATGCACAAGTACGAGTGGAAGAACGTGAGGTGGGCCGGCGACGATCCATCGACCGCGCGAATCCACTGTCCGGCGTGCCATCACGGTCTCGACGATGCGGAGAGAGTTGCCGTTCTGGAGTTCGGCGAATGGCGCCGAGAGAACCACAGCCGCAAGGATCCATCGATCGTGAGCTTCCATGTCTGGGAGGCGTACAGCCCAGTGTCGTCGCTCGCGAAGGTCGTCTCCGGATTCCTGTATGCCCGCGAGAAGCAGAAGGCCGGCGACAACTCCGAGATGCACACCTGGCAGAACACCACACTCGGCGAGCCGATCGAGCTGGAGGGTGGCGAGGGCGTCGACCCGAGCCCGCTCCTGCTGCGCCGCGAGGACTACGGTGATTGCGACGTGCCGGCGAGGGCCTGCATGTTGACGATGGGCGTCGACACGCAGGATGACCGCCTCGAGTACCTGGTCATGGGATGGGGGCCAGGTGAGGAAAGCTGGCTCGTGGCTCGCGACAGCCTACCAGGCGATCCGGTAGGCCCCGAGCCCTGGGAGATGCTCGACGAAGTGCTCGCCCACGAGTACCTGCACGAATCGGGAGCACGTCTACCGATCAGCGCCACGTTCATCGACTCCGGTGGGCATCGGGCCGACCAGGTCTACGACTACTGCCACCGCCGCGCGGCCCAACGCGTGTACTGCTCAAAGGGTATGGACGGCAACCGGCCGATCATCCGCACGCCCTCGATGCCCAACAAGCGGGCCCGCGGTGGCAGGAAGTGCCCGCTCTACATCATTGGCGTCGACGCTGCGAAGGCCCTGCTGATGTCGCGGCTCAAGCTCGGTACGGCCGAAAACGACGACGCCTACGAGCCGGGACCCGGCTACATCCACTTCCCCAACGCAGATTGGGCGGACGAGGAGCTTTTCGCGCAACTCACTGCCGAGAAGCTCAAGACCACATGGAGCAAGGGGCGTCCGGTGACGCGATGGGTCAAGACGCGCGCGCGCAACGAGATGCTCGATTGCGCGGTCCTGACCATCGCGGCACTCCGGCGCCTGCATCCCGACCTCGACCTGCTCGCCAAGAAGTTCGCCGGTTCCGGTGGCAACAAGAAGCGTCCCACCAACCAGCGCGTCAATCCGGTGACCGGTCGCACAGCCGGCAACTACTGGAGGCGACGGGGTTGATACCGCCTGCAGAACCGACCGTGCTAACATCCGCGCCGGGTGGTCGCTGGAAGCAAACAGCGGCGGGTGTAGTGGTGGCGCTGACGACAGCCGAGCAGGCCGAGCTCGATCGGCTCAAGAAGCTCGTGGTGCGTTCCTCGCGGCTCGGTGGCCACCAGGTCGAGTTCGATGCGGCGCTCTTGAAGCGACGGATCTCTGAGCTCGAGCAGAAGGGATCCGGCGCTCCTGCCACGCGGCTGGCCCGCTACAGCAAGGGGGTGTGAAGGTGGCGCCCCATTCACTCGATCGCGTCACCGGCGACGTCGCCGACAATCTCAAGGTGATGCGAGCGATGGTGATGCGGCAGATCCTGTCGCAGCACTACGACTCCGGCGGGATCAATCGGCGCACACACGGCTGGTCACGCGCGGGTGGCGATCCGAACGCGATCAGCGGCTACTCGATCCGCCGGATCGCCAACTACTCTCGCGACCTGGTCCGCAACAACGGCCACGCCCAGTCCGCCCTGCAGATCATCCAGGATGACGTCGTCGGGTGGGGTATACGCGCCGCGGTCAACGACGGCCGCTGGAACGAGTGGGCCGACTCGCAGGCAATCGACGCCGATGGCCGCTTCAACCTCGCCGGGTTTCAACAGCAGGCCATACGGACGATCGCCGAATCCGGTGCGGTGATCATCCGCCGGCGCCGGCGCCGGCTCTCCGATGGTCTGCCGCTGCCGCTCCAACTGCAGATCTTGGAGCCCGATTTCATCGACACGAACCAGCACCGCGTCCTGCCAACCGGAGGCAGGATCATCCGCGGGATCGAGTTCTCACCGATCGGCGAGCGCCTCGCGTACTGGCTCCACCGCGAGCATCCCGGATCGACGCTCGCGTCCGCGGACTCCTCGGTGCGCGTACCCGCCGACGGCATCCTGCACGTTTTCCGGCCCGAGCGACCGGGGCAGGTGCACGGAATCTCGTGGTTCGCAGCCGTGCTGATGCGTTTCCGCGACTTCGACGAGTACGCCGACGCGACGCTGCTCGCCAAGAAGATCCAGGCGGCCTTCGCCGCGTTCGTGATGGATCTCGAAGGCGGCGCG